TGCGCGACGCCGAGAGGGATTCGCTGTGCAAAAGTAGGGGATTTACCGTGTTTAATTTTGCAGAATAAACTTCTTCTTGACTAAAATCGGAAACGTTTGTATTCTTAACAGCTATTTTGTGCTTGCCCTATTTCATTTCCAAGGGTAATCCTGAATCAGTAGGCGCGCAGGCCGAAATCTCTCTTTGCCCCTGGCGAGGTGTTTTTCGATGGTCCTTTCAGCTCTTTCTGCTCAGTCCAATCCGATTATGCGGTGCTTTCCCCCTGGTTTCGGCTTTGGGACAGAGCTCAAGGTGAATTTGAATGATTTTCGGGTGCACCTCACCCTTGTACGGATTTTTCTCCGCGTATTTTTAGGCTTGCGCAAACCGTTTCTACATGCAAGCAAGAGCTTCGCCGAAGCCGCCGTTGGACACCACCTTCAAGACAACTCGCCACTCATGCCGAACCAACCGTCCACACGGGTACATAATCCCCTTTATGATGGTGCACAACCGGCAACGCGTCGCCTTCTTCAGTCCGATGATCCCGGAGTCCAGCAGCGACTCGCCCAGCACCCGCAGCATATTGTTCACCAAGGCCCCGAGTTGAAAGAACAACTCGTTTACGCTGAACTTCCCGGAGGGCAGGCGCTCAAGGTCGAGCTCGCTTTTCAGTTCAGCGAAGTATTGCTCACAGGTCCCCCGGCCACTGAGGTTTGGCTAGGACGTCGCGTCCGACTCCTGGGCTAATGGGAGCCAACTTGAGCACCTCAGGATTCTAGACGGATTGAGGACTGGTGCAAGACCTGCAATAAAGTCCGGCCGCATCGGAGCCTGGGCAATAATACTCCAGATGTGTATGCTCGGATGATCGACAACGTTTCAACCCAGGGAACCACCCCAAGAATTAACTGGTTCGAAGGATGCTGGCAGGTCGGCAAACCTATGATGTAAGTGGGAAATTTTGGAATTTGAGACCAGTGCCCCTGGAATTTTATCCAAAACATAACGAGGTACATAGTGGAAAGTTATAGTCAATTTGCTCAGGATGTTTTCATTTGGTCTACTTTTTTTAGCAATTTCGAGAATGGTTTCTTTGTTGAAATAGGTTGCCTGGATGGAGTTCGCTTTAGTAATACCCTGCTTTTTGAAAGAAAAGGGTGGAATGGAATCTGCATAGAGCCCAACAAAAGACTTTTTAATGAGATGTCCCAAAACAGACGATGTACATGCGTAAATTGTGCTGTAGGACTTGAGTCAACACGAGGGCTGTACCTGCAGGCTGACGAGATTAGCACAATGCTTACCATGACATCCCAAGAGCACCTTAAAAGGATAGAAAAAACTTTTTTAGCAAATGAAGCAGCTGTTGACATTTATTATGTAGACATAAACCCTTTGTCGTTGATTTTGGGCGAACATAATGTATCGAGAATTAACTACTTGAGCATTGACATAGAGGGTGGAGAACTTGACGTGCTTGAGACCTTGGGCGACGAGATCTTAATTGATGTTATTCTTTGCGAAGACAACTATAATGGCGGAACGTTGTTTGAGAATTTTTTGGCACCCAAAGGATACATTCATTTTAAAAAGATTGAGCAGGATTCTATCTTTGTGCACGAAAGAATATTGCCACTTTAGTTTATTCGCTAACGTGGCGATTCCCCTAGCTCAGCAGTTATGGTATAATTTGAGTGAAATCAGATAATTGAGGATTTTTTTATTCTCAAGCCCTACAACCAAATGGAACACATTTCTTTCCAGAATCAGTTCTCCACGGAAGAGTCTTGCCGGGAGCGACTCTTCACCTTGCGTTGGCCGGAAGGCTTTCGATGCCCAAAGTGTGGCTGTCAAGAGTCGTATCGCATAGAAAATCGCACGATGTTTCAGTGTGTTGAGTGTAGACATCAAACGCCGTTCACTGCGAGAACAATTATGCACCGGACCAGGACACCTCTAGTCAAATGGTTCTGGACAATTTTCCTCGTCAGCACTGATAAACGCGGCCTATCGGCTCTGGCCCTGTCACGAAAGATCGATATCGGCCTCAGTGTGCATGGACCATGCATAAGATTCGTAAAGCGATGGAAACCCGCGACGCCGGTAACCAATTGGCAGGACTCATCCAGGTCGATGATGCCTTTTTCAAAAGCGGAGTTAACAAAGGTGGCGACAAGCGTGGGCGAGGTACTAACAAGGTTCCCGTCATCGTCATGGCCGCCGTGAAAGACGAAGCGATCACCTTCGCAAAAATGGAAGTTGCCGAAGACGTTGGAAGCGACGCAATCAAGTCTGTCCTCGGGGTGCATGTTGCTCCTGGTCAAACAGTTCGCTCCGATGGGTTTCCAGCCTACAACGTCGTCAAGGACATCGGACTGACCCATGACAAGCAGATCGTCTACCCCAAGCACGGCGCTCCTCGGCATGACATTTTGAAGTGGGTCAACATTCTCGTATCCAACGCAAAAGCTTTCATATTGGGCACATATCACGGGGTTCAGAAGAAACATCTTCAACGTTATCTTGACGAATTCTGCTATCGTTTCAATCGTCGTTTCTGGCCAGGCCAAGCTTTTGATCGCCTGCTGCTGGCCTGCTCACGGTCAGGCCCCATAACTTATGCGGAGTTAAGGGGATAGCCACGTCAGAATACTAAGTGCTGTTAATTTTTTTTATTGTTACTACAAGGCATTAGTAAAGATAACAAGCTACGGCTTCATAAAAAGCTGCAACTTATAACCAGCGGCCAAACCAACAAATGTTTGATTAGTAATTTTTAGTCCAACAGTTTTCTTCTGACAAGCTGACCTGAGAGTGTTAATCTGGGCTGGCAAAAGGGCCAAAACACAGGCAAACATTTTTAGATTGCACGATAAAATTTATACTTTTTTGTCGTTTGCGATCCTAGCAACAACAATAAAAAAGAGTAGTTTTTAAAATGCACGGCAAAATTAAGTATTACAACCATGGAGATCCACGATTTACTATTTTTAACGGTGCTATGACATTGCTCCGTAAAAAAAACTTCCTAGGGGGTCTCAACTATACTGACTCTATAGAACCTTTTTCAAACAGAGATCCCTCTGATCCGACGAAGTATGTTGTTTTTTTATCTATACAAAACTCTCAAATAGAATCTTCAGACTGCGTTTTCGAACTACCTTCTTTTGCCGTACATGATGTCAATACATGTAAATCTATTCTTGTCCTGGATTATTCCCATGAAGCCGGGACACTAAAAAATATTGAAGTGGTCGAGAAGAACATAGAAAGACTGGGTATAACAAACCCCAGAAGCATAGTTTTGCTATTGCAAAATAGAAAGATACAAAAGCTAGACACTATTTTAAAGGTTTTTTATTTCGACTTTTTCCCAATTGTTTCATTTGTAGACATTTATGACATAGTAAACTCTGATTACAACAATGTTTTAGACGTGATGATGAAAGGAAATGCTGCTCGTCAGAATTTTGTTCTATGTTTAAACACTACGCCTCGACCGCATAGACTAATGACCTGTGCGCAATTGATGAAACTGGGATTTTTGGAAAATTCGTTGATCTCATTCCCTGGAGAAAAGAATTCGAAGCTTTTCATCGACGATTGGGAAGTTTATTTCAAACAATGGGCTGAGCTCGGGCTTAGCGATCTAATCCCATTTGCCAAACAAATATTAAGCAATGCTCCTTACAAAGTAGATAACACTGGTTTGGACGGAAATGACTTGTTCAATGTTATTGAACCTACTCATTACCTAACTACCTGGATGTCGGTTGTGACCGAAACTGCTGTTGGAAATGACATTGCGAGAATAACGGAAAAAGCATTTAAAGCGTTTGCGATGGGACACCCGACAGTTGTCGTTGGACATCCGCGCACCTTTGATGTAGTTAGAGATTTTGGGTTAACCACCTATGATGAGGTCTTTAACGAGAGGTATGATGAAGACTTATGTTTTTCAACAAGATTCACCAAACTATCTAAAGAAATACAAATTTATATTGAAAAATTGCAAAAGAGAGATCGCTATACAATTGAAAAATCATTAGAAATTTCAAAGAAAAACAGAGATTGGATAAAAAAAGGATTTATTGAACATTATTTTAAGAAATATATAAACCCTTTTTTTTCTTATTGTAAAATGATTCTTGACTCAGATTCAGTGTTTTGTGAAGAGACGAAAAGTTTTGATATCTGCTGCCAAAGGAACTTGATGATTGAAAAAGTAAAAAAAATAGAATCTGCCAGAAAAGATCAACTCGAAGCCTTAGATTCCACTGAAGACTATTCTGACGCTTCAGGCCGCTCAATTATCCTGCAAAATACTAATTCAATAGCGACACCTTCTATTTTAAGATTTAATATCAGAGATTATGGGAAAAAACTGTCCATGAGACATCGATTTAGACCGTCTGTGCAGCAGAGGGCAAGATTGACAAATCAATTATCAGCTTTTAAAGTAACTTTAAAAGCAAGCAATGCTTTGCTCTCTAGGCGAGAAAAGGTACGATGTGAAGATTTAGCTAAAATAATTTCTTTAGAAAATGAAATTAGTCGAATGATACATGAAAAAAAAAATATTTTGTCTGACTATGTAAATCTTTTGCGCAATTTTCCTGCACGTTCTTGTTGTAGGTCTAACTTTAACGAAGATTTTTATCTTTCTTCAAATCCTGACGTGCGCAAAGCCGTAAATAATAAGGTATTTGCCTCCGGTTTTCATCATTGGATAATGTACGGTTTTTGTGAAAACAGAATTTTTTCTTTTGTAAACTCGTGAATATTAATCTTTTCTGGTGCCCAGGGATCAATCATATTCCCGATACTGGCAATCATCTACCTGAATTATGTCTTGGACCAGTGAGGACGCCACTGGTGGCACAAGTTCCCCAATGGCGACGTCAGCTACCCCCGGCATAGCCGGGGGGATGCAAGGCAATCGGCTACCATCATCACCGTAGGCGATGTACCAAGCATTAAGACTATGCGGCTTGTCGGCCGTGGCGCATCGGTGGAGTTGGCCGTTGAGGACAACCTCGCCGGGAATGATGCCGTTGCCCTCCATGGCGGCGGTCAGGGAGTCCAGGACTTTTTGCACGGAGAAGATAAGCGGCGGCATCGGCGTCTCCATTCGGGGGGAATGAGGGGCAGCGTCCATGCTATGCTCCCGCCTTTCCGCGATAGAGATAAAGTGCGACGCGATGCACGTTGCCTTCTGCCGTAACGTCGTCGGTCCAGACGGTATCAATCAGGTGGCCGCGATTGCGTAGTTCCTGCACGCGGGCGGCCGGGTGAAGGATGTCGTGGAACTTGCGGGCGGCCAGGGTCGAGACAGGCCCCCTGATGAGGGCGGCCAACAGCCGGGACCGTTGGGCGGAAGCGGAATTGTCGTTGCCAAGATCGGCAGGGCTGTGCAGGATGGGCTTGTCGTCGCAGACAACCTTTCCCGCGAAACCCCGGCCATCACCGGGGTTTTGTGTTGTGGGGGTCATGCCTACGCCCCCGCCCCGACGCGAGACGATCCACCAGTTCATCAATCAAACTTTCCGGCCATGCCACAGCACGCGCCCCCAGCTTGACGGGTCGGGGGAACACGCCTTGACGCACAAGGTCGAGGAACCGGGAACGCTTGTAGGGGATGCGGTCTAAGACCTGGGGGAGACGGAGAAGACCCTCGGGCTTTTTGTGATGCTCGGTTTGCAACTGGCATACTCCGGTTGGGAGTGAGCACCCTCGCGGCGAGACATGCGGGCCGTGGGCGGGATGACCAGTAGAAACCAAAAAAGTCCGAGAATGAAAAAGAACCAGAAAATCGTTTTGGGTTCCTGGAACCAGTTATTATTTTCAGGTTCCAAAAGAGTACGTGATTTTTTTATCACGGACTTTCTCTTGCTAAATGGCAACACTTTTGCGGAATCAATACAGGCTTCAGTTCTTTCTAGCCAAAGGTAATAACTTGGATCATATCCTAACTCAAATTTGTCCACAAATGGCATAGTTTCGAACTCTTTTATTGCACTAACCACAGTGTCATGTCTTCCTCCATGAATTGCCAAGTTTTCCCAGACCCATAACCCGACCAATCTCGGCAAGTCATCCTTTGGAACAATTGATCCATTGCTTTCGATAAATATTTTTACGCGCCTATTGTAGTGATTACTTTCAGTCTCTAAGAAGCCTTGGAGAAAAATATTGTCGTCACAGTCGGTGTAGTCTTGTCCAACAAATTTGAGTATTCCTTCCATGAAAATATGATCGTGATGCGATAGCTGGTCTTTTGGTTTTTGGCAGCACTCAATAAATCTGCTTGTTTCACTTGAAAGTCTCTTGGCATATTCGTATTGAATTTTTAAACACTCAATCAATGAATTGATCTCGAAATTAGTGTCAAATTTTAACGTAATAGACGTTCCATCAATATTTATAAGACTACATCCAGTTGTCGGGCTGTTATCTTTCTGGTCACTATAAAGATTGAGCCGATCTTCAAAAACTATGCTCGGGACATGGCGCTTGTCAAATGTTTTGCCCAGTAATTTCAATAGCATTTCATAAGCATCGGTCCCTAGTGAAGGAGATATTGGGAGCATGTGGTGCAATTCAATGAAATTGTCAAATACCTCCTTGTTTTTATCATTGCGGTGTTCAAAAGTTAGGCATGGTATGCTTTTACACTCTGAATCCACATGCATTTGCTCGTCTACAAGAGAAACAAGTCTATTGTAATCGGCGATATAATTTTTTGTTTCTTCTTATATATTCCCAACGCCAGAGCAAGAACCTATGCACAGAATCTTCTATATCAATCATTTTCCAAGCCTCCTCAGCTTTCCCCTAAATGAAATCCCCGCCCAGGCCGGTAGGGTTCCGGCTTTTCAGGAGCTACCCTAGGGCGGGGAAATATCGTCTATGCAGTCGCCGGCTACGCCTGGACCTCGGCTGGCTTATCAAGTTCTTCCAACAGGTCGATTGCGGTCCTTGCCTCTTCTTCCAGGTCTTCCACCACATCCACCAGCCCCGGGAGAGCTTCCGTGCTTTGCAGATAGTCCTTCAAGAAAATGATCTTCGAAGAAATGCGGTAGAGATGGTCTTCAAGCGTTCTCGTGCCGGAGCTACACATGGGCGGCCTCCTGGCAATTGCTCCCTTCTGGCAAGGATTGGATGGTCTGTTGATTTTTTTTCCGGGTCCAGATGATGGATCATCGCAGCAATGGACACAGCTTCTTTCACCAGGGTAATCGTAGCATACTTGCCCCCTGTGAAAACATTCTCCGAATCCGCCGGGTAAATTTCCAATAGAGAAACAAAAAGCTCACGCTATTGTTTCATGCCTGCTTCGACTTCTTTGATCTTCTCCACAAGGGCGTCACGAACATCAGCGCACGGGCCATCGGAAAGAGTACGTTTCTTTTTCACAGCTAGACCTCCTGCCGGTAGCCAAATTCGCCGCACCAGGAATCGGCCGGCACCTCGGGCCAGATGCCCACATGCCCACTCCCGCCAACAATTTGCCCGCCTACGATCCAGGGGGAACGCTTGTGGCAGGAATTGTCAAGCCACCATCGGCAGATGGCGCACCTGGGGCGCTTGCCGGTCCTATGCCCATGCGGTAAGTCCGTCTCAGTCACGGCCGTGCCTCCTTTTCAGGTCGGTTGTGATAGGCCCTGGCCGGTGCTGATTCCACCGACCGGGGCCGCTTTATAAGGTCCGTCTCCTTCAGACGGGTTCCTCCATGGTGGCGGTCATTCTCCGGCGGTCGCATGAAGCGGCGTGATCTTTGCGCCGGCCTTGAGTTGGTCGAGGTAGTCGCTCCACGACTGCATCATCCGGCGGCGCTCGGGCAGGTATTGCGCAAAATTGTAGGCCGCCCGCACGGTGTCCCGCTCCCCGTGGGCAAGCTGGCATTCAATCACGTCTGGCGACCAGCCCTGTTCATTAAGAAGGGTCGAGGCCATGGACCTAAAACCATGGGATGTCATTTCCGATTTCTCGAAACCCATGAACCGAAGCGCGGCATTCAGTGTATTTTCAGACATATAGAACGCCTTGCCTCTGCCAGGAAAAATGTACTGCCCCGATCCAGTCAGGGGGTACAGTTCACGCAGGACGGCAATGGCCTGACGGGACAAGGGCACAATATGCTGCTCCTTCATTTTCATGCGCTCGGCAGGAATACGCCATTCGGCCTTGTCAAAGTCGATTTCAGACCATTCAGCCTTGCGCAATTCGCCAGGGCGCACGAAGACAAGCGGTGCCAGCCTCAAAGCGCAGCGGACCACAAAAGACCCGGTGTAGTTGTCGATGAACCGCAGCAACCGGGCCACGTCCTTAGGGTCGGTGAAGGAAGCATGGTGTTTGACTTGGCGAGGCTGCAAGGCCCCACGCAGATCAGCAGAAATGTCGCGCTCGGCCATGCCCCTACGCTTTCTTCAGGATGCCCCCAGAAGGAAGGGGCATTTCATCCATGTCCCATCATGTGCCCCCAAGAATATCGGATGTCAACGGACGCAAAAAGACGAAACCGGACTATTCCTAGCCCGGTTTCGTTGTAATTTCGCGGTCTTTCGTACTTTTTCGGACCGCTTTGGAATCTGTTTGGTGCCGAAGGGGAGACTCGAACTCCCACCCCCTTGCGAGGACTAGACCCTGAACCAAATAAGAGTCTCCTCACCTACCCCAACAACACCCAATAGCACACCGGGATTATTTGACATTAGAAAGACCAACCCCTAACTTGCCCCAACCCTAAATCATGCAATCGGTGGGATGGGAGTGGGACAAATGGGCGCTCGCGGGTGGATCAATACCAAGCAGCCTGGGGTCCGGTATCGGGAGCATGAAACGCGCAAATGCGGTCGCTTCATGGATCGATATTACACCATTCGGTACAAGGCCGTCGACGGCCGCCTGATCGAGGAAGCCATTGGCTGGGCTTCCGAGGGCTGGTCCGTCGAGCAGGCCGCCGAGATCCGGTCGCAACTCCGCAAGAATATCCGAACTGGCCAGGGACCGCAAACCCTGGGGGAGATGCGCGAGGCGGCCCAGCTGATCCGCGACCAGGCGGCCCAGGCCAAGGCGGCTGCGGCCGTCGACGGCATGACTTTCGAAGAGCTCGGGCGGCGGTATCTGGATTGGGCCAAGGTCAACAAGCCTCGCTCGCATATGACTGACGGCTACAACCTGGCCCATGCCTTTGGCGTCATCGGCAAGCTTCCTGCCAAGGAGATCAATGGCACCCATATCGAGGCGCTCAAGAAGCAGTTCATGGCCAGCCGCGCCACGGCCACGGTGCGCCATATCCTGGGGATGGTCCGACGGGTTTACACCTGGGCGGCCGTGACGCCCAGGTCCGAGGCCGACGCCATACCCCTGTTCGTCGGGATCCCGCCGACCCATGGGATTGCCGTGCCACGCCAGGACAACCGACGGTTGCGGTTCCTTTCGCGCGAGGAGGCGGCCCGGCTCCTGAACGCGGCAGTGGGCTACCCGCTTCGGACAGGCGGCATGGATTTTCACGACGTCTGCCTGCTCTCCCTGCATTGTGGGTTGCGTAAGACCGAAATCGTTGAATTGCTCTGGCCCCATGTGGATCTGACGCATGGGTTGCTCTACGTGGTGGACGGAAAGAATTCGGAAAGCGCCGGCCTGCCGATCAATGCGGTGGCCGGCGCGATGTTGCGACGAAGGTTTGCCGCGCGGGATTCAGAGCGGGTGTTTCCCCCGCATCGCGGCGGGACAACCATGCGACACATAAGCCATAACTTTACGGCCCTGGCCGACAGTCTCGGGTTCAATGACGGGGTCGATGACCGCCGGCAAAAGGTCGTTTTTCATACCTTGCGCCATACTTTCGCGAGTTGGCTGGCCCTGGACGGCACGGACATTTACCGGATCAAGGGCCTGATGCGTCACAAGGATCTCACACAGACGATGCGGTATGCCCATCTTCTCCCGTCCGACGCCAGGGCGGCAGTGGAACGGCTTTGCCCCCCGACAGATCAATGACCCCCTCCAGGGAGCGCAAACCGGTGACGATGGCCATGCCCCGCGTTTCGGCCAACCAGGTCAGCAGTTCCCGCGCCGGGTACATAATGTCCTTGCCCAGCCGGAACGAGCCCCTCGGCCCGGTGCCCTTGCTGTCGTGGTTGCACAGGACGTTCGGCGAGACGGCCCCGCCCAGATGGTGGCGCACGGCCCGGCGGCTGATGTAGGGCGGCAAGTGGGCGGCCCAGTTGTCGATAAGGGTCTTCTCTTCGGCGGACAGCTTGCGTGGCTTCATATCGTGGCCTTCTTCAACGGTGCTTCATAATGGTGCAATGATTTCAAGTCATCCAAGCTCATGCCTCCCCCTCCCCTGCCGCCAGTTGCCCCAGGGCGCAGGGCGTGTTCCCCGGGCGACAGCCCGGATCGCCGGCCAGGAAGCGGCGGCGACAGTCCTCGCGGGTCATCATGCCGGGGCCGTGTTTGCACGGGTAGGTCCGGCCTTCGCGCATCCGCAGACCCATCGCTTCCGCTCCGGAGGCCGCATACAACAAGGTCGCCATGCCCGGCGCCCGGCCGGAGAATCGCAAGGCTACGCCGCGATCGGAACAGGCCGCCATTTAGGGCCACTCCTGGTCAAAATCCGCTTCCCGTTTCGATGAAAGCCGGACATCCGAACCGATCACCGGCGGCCGCCGGAAACTGTTCCACGCGGCCAGCACCAGCAGCGCTAGGCCAAGACCTATGAGCACCAGGGCATCCTCGTGCATCACTTCCCCCCTCGAATAACGGTCATGGAAGCCCCGTCTTTGTAGTGGACCGTGACCCCGCCGGTGGTCTTCTCCACCGACGTTGCGCCTTGCCTGGCCAACTGCGCTGCGAGCTGCTTGACGTTGTTCTCCGGCTTGGCGGCTTGCGCCTTGGACAGCCGTTCTTCTTGCACCAGCCAGAGGCGATAGAGCTTGTCCCAGACGGTGTTGAAGCGCTCGACGGAAAGAACCTTGTCCGCGAAGGAACCGTCGGGATCCTCGCGGTCCATGTGCCAGAAGGTCGTTTCCAGCCGCATGGTGAAGTCCTCGCCCTTGACACGGACCTTGTAGCCGTCGCCGGCAATGCCGAGGAACAAGTCGCATTCGCGCACCAGCATCCCGTTTTCGAGGCCGCGTTTCACCTCATCGGGATCGGATTCGCCCACGACGGCCTTGATGACGCAGTCCCCGGCCGTGTCGGCGATGGTGAGGCGCTCGAAGTTGACGGCCACGTCCGTGCCGGCGACGTCCAGGGAATGGCCGTCATGGGTTTGCAGCCAGGTCAGGAAGCGGTTGCCGACGTTCTCCGGCCAGTCCTCCGCTTCGGGAGGGCGGGGCGTGAAGGGCGTGACGGGGCGGACCATGACATCGAAGGTCTTGTCGAAAAGGGGCCGGAGCATATCGACCAGGGTCGACTGGGTGGAACACAGCCAGAGTTCGGCCGTATCCTCGTTAGCGTGGTTGATCCACACCACGTCGGCCAGGGTCGGCACCGGGGCCGTCTGCGACAGCAGGGCCAGGCGCACCTGCTCGCGGATCTCGGCCTTCTCATCCTTGTTGACGAAATTGATGAGGACCTTCTCCTTGATCTCGGCCCGGCGGCGCTCCAGGTGCTCCTTGATCTTCAGGCGGGTGCGCACGTCGAGAAGCTGCGCCGGCACGGTCCGTTTGTCGTAGCGCAGCGTCCAGACCAGATGGGCCAGCCGGTCCGGCCGGGACGTGCGCCACTCGCTGTCGGTGGGGTCGTCGAAATTGACCCAACCCGCCGCCGTTTCGTCGGGCATCGTGTCGATGGGCCGGAACCCCACACGGGCCAGATGCTCGGCCGCCTGCAGCAGGGTTTCCCGGGACGGCTGCCCGAGCAACCGGAAGCGGGTGAGGGGATGGCCGCGCTTGAGAAACGGCATTACTCGCTCCGCGTCGGCATGAGGGTATAGACGTTGACGCCGAGATGCCCCGCCAGCACGAGCAGCTTGGTCTTGACCTCGCCCAGGCTGCGGCCGCTGATCTGGCGCAGCTCCCCTTTGAGGATCATGCGCGCGTCGATGCAGTGACGGGCGAGGTTGTAGGAATAGTGGGCCGTCTGGGCTCCGATGGTCAGTTTCCGCGACATGGCGCGTCCTCCCTGTCTCCCCGTGGCGTGGCCATGGTGCGGCCGTCGGGGCGGTGTTTGGTGCGAAGAAACCGGAACGGTCCGAGGGAACCCTTGATGGCCTTGGCGTCGCCCCTGGTGAGGCCGGGATGGACGACCAGGGCCTGGATGCGCGCGATCACGTCTTCGATGGCCTCCAACACGGGCAAATCCTCGGACCGGGACATCAGGCCAGCTCCGGCCGGGCCGCGTCGTAGCAGCCGCCGCGGCCGTATTCGTCCATCATGGCCTGGCAGGCGATGCAGCGCTCCAAAAGCGCCGGGTCGTCGACGGCCGCTTGCCTGATTTTGGTGCGGACGATGGCCTGATGGAGGCTGACGGGCAGGACGCCGGCCAACTCCGGGGTAATCAACGACGTCTTGCCGTGGAGAATCGGGGACAGGCGGACCATAGCCGTCTCCAGTGGCATCGCCGCCGACAAGGGGGAACGACGGCTATGCCTGTTTCCGAAGCGGGCGGACAGCCGATACCGGCAACACACGCCCCGCTCGGCATGCTCGGGGAAATGAGCGCGACCCTTGCCTCTGCCAGCCGGGATAACGCGCCCGGTCCGCGGTTCGCTGGGGTGAACAGTTTCGAGGCCCGAAACAGGCCGTATTTACGAACAAAACCACCCGCCGCATCGTGTCTCCTACTGATCCGACCACCTGGCCTTTACCCCCTCCGGGGGTCTGGACCGGCCCGCTTGCGCGGTTGGTCGTCCTTCGAAGTGTCTCGCGTTGGGTGAGTCGTTAATACGTTTTTGGCGTATGAAGTCAACGTAAATTTACGTCGAAAAGGACGAAAAAAAGTCTGCCGGAGAGGCAGACTTCGCAGAGACTCAATGATAGATAGATAACTAATGATTACTTATGCAACAACCTCACATCTTCCGTCCCATCCAAATAACACGACCTATAATTCTGACACTGGACTGTCCTTCGACAACGACACCAATAGGTTGGTACTTCTGGCTATTCTCACTTACAAGGACAATCTGTCCTGGCGATTTTTCAACTCGCCTGACGACTACCTCTTCATCAATACCGATGCCATAAATATTACCTGGAATTACTTCATGTTGCGACTTATCAACGAGAACCGTATCACCGTGCTTTATCTCAGGGTCCATTGAGTCTCCAGAAACCTCAAATAAAACCATGTCTTTCGGCTGGCCGACGTTCTTCAGATAATCCGTTCGGAAGGCATATATACCATCCAACGCATCACTCATTTCAAAAGACAATCCGCCAGGCATCAACCTCGGCCTTACCTTTGGTACATAAGTAAACTCTGATCCAGCACAAGACATTTCACTTGATTGGGCCGGTATTTTCAAGACTCTCCGCCCATAATTCAGAAATTCCTCATACTCCATCCCCAAAGCCCGGGCGATCTGTCTGCGCGTCTCCTCTGATCCATATGTCCTGCCTCGCAGGATGTCATTAAGGTAGGAGGCGGAGATCTTCGTGCTCCGAGCCAGCTTGGCCTGCGCGCCTCGCCCTTGCTGGTTCAGCACCTGCTCAAGCGCGCTCCTGAAAATCAGATCGAGAGATTCGTTCGCCATGCCTGCGGTCATACCGAACGAGGCGGTCCCGAAATAGTCTCCGGTCACGTAGAGCCTCTTGACTTTATACGCTGTCAACGTAGAAAACGACGCATGAAAATGAAACGCGGAGATCAGCGTCGGCTTGCCTTGGCCATCGGGCGAAAACCATCGACCGTCTGCGATTACCTCAAAGGGCGGATTCGCCCATCCTACGAAACCGCTCGGCGGCTTGCGGCGGAAACCGGAACGCACGTCCTGTTCTGGCTCGACCGAGAAAATTACAACGAAAATGGCGAACTACGCCAACAATCCTGATTTGTGCGGGCTTCTCCCTGAAGGCTGGATGCCGTTTTCTCAACCGACGCCATATCCCGCTTTCAAACCGTTACTGGCACGAAAGTCATATGCCCGCGAGGACTATCCCATGATCAAACTGGACGCGGAAATTCCCACCACGTCGTGGGGCTTTTTTCAGTTCTCCATCGAAGTGCTTACCATCGCGGGCATGGCCAGGATCCACCGCAAAGACCACTCGACACTCTACAAGTACGCCCGTGACCCCGAGCGCGTCCCGGACGGCGAGGCGCGGCAAGACCCGTTGCGCCGGCTGCTCATCCAGTGCGGCGACGTGGCGGCCATGGGCGGGTCACGCGGGGAAGCGGCCGTGCGAGTGGTGGCCGCCATGTTCGCCGACCTGGTCGGCTGCGACGTGACGCCCCGCGCCTGCGTCTGTCCGGACAAGTCGGACGTCACGGCCGAGTGCCTCGACGACTACCCGCCCCTGGTCAAGTTGCACGAGCTCATCCACGAGCACGCCCCCAACCCCGCCGTACGTGACCAGATGCGCGCCGTGGTGCGCGAGCTCGAGGAGACGCTGGCCGCCTACGAGGCCCAAGGGGGCGGGGCATGACCCCGCTCGCACAGGCCCTTTTGCCTGCCCCTGCCCCCACCCCATGGGGACAGGGCAAAGGTCGGAAGCTCCCCACGGCCGATCCGTTTCCCCGGGTCCTTCCAACCGCCCCCCCCCATGAGGGGCGGCAGACCCCCGAATTCTCGCGGAATGTGATTTCACAAAATCCACTGCACTTTTGCATCTCCATGGGCCATGCCAATAAATTGACGGCGGTTGCCTGATGGCCGGACGCAAACGGGACGAGATCGAAAATATTGCGGTGCAGATGCGCAGCCGGCGGGAAGCCGAGGAAGCGCAGTACGCCCGCAAGGACCACGCCGACCCGGCCGTTACCCCGGACTTCTTGGCTGCCTGCTCCGAAGATGGAGAGCGCGGGGCCGCCGAAGTCTTCCGCCGCCTCTACATGACATGGAATGGCGCGACCGCCCCCGACGCCTACAAGAACCGACTGCTGTTTTGCGCCGATCCGGATCTCGGATGGCACTGGTGGGACGGGCACCACTGGAACCCGGACCGATCTTCCCGGGTGCTTGAAGCCGTGGACGGCGTCGCCAAGATCCTGCGCGACGAGTCCGGCCGGCAGTGGGGCGAGTTCCGCAAGGCCAAGGAGCTCGGCGACGACGCAGCCAAGGAGCTGGCCGAGCACCGGGCTCGGTCGCTGTGGAAGATGAACAAGCTGCTCAACAAGGCCAGCGCCCGCCGCAGCGCGCTCACCCTGGCCGCCGCCGGCCGCGACGCGCCGCCCTGGGACCGTTCGCCCTGGTTGTTGCCGGTGGCCAATGGCGCCGTGGATCTCAAAACCGGCCGCTTGCTGCCGGGCCATCCGTCGGATTTCCTGCGCGGCGGCGCGCCGGTTGCCTACGACGAAGCTGCCAAGTGCGCGCAATGGGAGCATTTCCTTCTCCAGATCATGGGAGGGGACGGGGAAATGGTGGCGTTTTTAAAGCGGGTGCTCGGCTACGCCATCACCGGCCTGACCATCCACCACAAGTTTTTCGTCTTCTGGGGACGGTCGCGCAACGGCAAAGGCACGCTCATCGAAACGGTGAAGAAAGTCCTGGGGCCGCTGGCCGGCCCCATCATGGCCGAGATGCTGCTCGACCAAGGCCGGTCGCGCTCTTCCGCCTCGGCCAGCCCGGACATCATCGATCTCATGGGCAAGCGCATCATCTGGGCTTCGGAGACGGACGAAAACCGCAAGTTTTCCTCGGCCGCGGTGAAGCTCATGACCGGCGGCGACACGCTCAAGGGCCGCCCACTGCAGGGTTCCATGATCGAGATCCAACCGAACCACACGCTGTTTCTGCTAACCAACGAGCGCCCCAGTGCGCCGGCCTCCGACCAGGGCTTCTGGTCGCGCTGCCTGCTCATCAAGTTCCTGGAGCGGTTCGTGGACGACCCCAAGCTGCCCAACGAACACCCCATCGACGTGCACCTGCCGGACAAACTCGAAGCCGAGTTGCCGGGCATCCTGCGGTGGTTGGTGGAAGGCTGCCTGGAGTGGCAGGCGGTGGGGCTGCGGCCGCCGGCCCGGGTCATCGCCGACACCGACGAATATCGGGGCGACGTGGACATCCTCGGCCGCTTCCTGTCCGAGTCCTGCATCCGCTTCCCCGGCGCGAAGACCCAGTGCGGCGACCTCTACGAGGTCTACGAAAAGTGGGCCAAGGCCAACGGCCTCAAACCCTGGAGCAGCATCAAGTTCAGCAAGGAGCTGTCCTCCCGGGGGCTGCAGAAATATAAATCAAGTAATTACTACTGGTTAGATGTCGAAATCAAAACCGAATTCAACGCCGACCGCTGCGTCGGATGGGAGTCTTTGTAAATGGTCCCGGCCTGCTCCCAAAAAGCTCCCATGGCTCAACACACTATTATATTTATTCTTTTATCCTTATTTAAAATAGAATGGGATAGTTGGGAGTATTTAACACGCACACAGATGGAAACGCCCCACCCCAAGGGGGTGCACACATATGCAGTAGTATGCGCGCAAAAAACTCCCAACTCTCCCATTCCCAGCAATGACGCCCAAAAAAGCTCCCGTCGACACTCCCGGGCGTTCCCGGTTTCGGGCCATTCGGTCCCGGGCGGGGGGGCGTGGCTGGCCGTCCGGGACCGGGCGTAAAGGCCGCCGGGGAGGAGTCCATGGGCATTGCCGAAAAGAAGCTGTCGTCGAATGAGCGCCGGGAAATCGCCCTGGCTCTTCTCCCCGGCGCGAAGGACGCCGCACAGGGACGTTTGCAGGCCCTGTGCCCCTTCCACGCCGACACCTCGCCTTCGTTTTACTACTGCTGCCGCGAGGACTGGTACCGCTGCTACGGCTGCGACGAGCGCGGCGACCTGTGCAAGCTGTTTTCGCGGCTGCATAACTTGAACGACAGCGACGGCTTCGTCGAGTTCAGCAAGCGCTTCTTGGGCGGCGTGGAAAAGCGCGGCCATGGCGCCCGGGGCTATGCCGCGCCGCAGCCGCCCAAGGCGGCGGCCGGCCCGAAGTTCACCCCCGGCGATCCGCCGCCGTCCCCGGAAGTCTGGGCGGCCCGGGCCAGGAAGTTTGCGGACTTCGCCCACGAGCAGCTTTTCGCGCCGGCCAACGCCGCCGCCCTGGCCTACCTGCGCGGCCGAGGCCTGGAGGAGGCGACCATTCGCCGGTTCCACCTGGGCTGGAACCCCAAGGACTATTTCCGCCCCAGGCAGGCCTGGGGGATGTCGGCCGAGAAGAAGCCGAACGGCCAGTGGCGGCATCTGCGGCTGGCAACGGGCTGGGTTGTTCCAACCATTGTCGACGGCGCGGTCTGGCGTCTCAAGATCCGGCAGCCCAATGCCGTGCTTGAGGCAGATGAAAATGAAGCCAAGTACCTGCAAGTCCCGGGCGGTTGCCAAAGAACCTGGATACTGCAGCCCGAGCGCCGGGTGTTCGTGATGGTCGAAACCGAGTTCGATGCGTTTTTGGTGAGCCAAGCGGCCGGCGATCTCGTGGGAGTCGTTCCTTTCGGGGCGGCATCGAATCGCCCTGACAAATGGGCTTTGCCGATCATGCGGGAAGCCGCACTGCTCATCAATTCCTTGGACTATGACAAAGCTGGCGGGAAGAACACCTGGGGTTGGTGGACAGAACATTTTCCGCGCAACCACGTGCGCTGCCCCATTCCCGAGGGCAAGGACATCGGGGACTATGCGGCGGCCGGCGGCGATCTCCGGGCCTGGGTGCTGGCCTGCCTGCCGCCGGCCCTGCGCCGGGTGCTGACCGAAGCTCCGACCGCAGTTCGGGCCAAACCCGCGCCGTCAACCGCATCGGCCAATGTGTCACCCGAATCGGGCCAAAAGGCGGCCGAATCGGTCGAGCCTGTAAACGAATCAGCCGATTCCCTAAACGAAACGCCCCAGGCCGTAGCACCGGCCGCCGCCCCGGCGCACCGGCCCCGCTCCATCGCCGAAGCCGAGAAGCGCATGCGCCGCGAGCTTGGCGAAGGCCCCCTGCGCGACCAGACCCTCGAACTGTCCCTGCTGCTGCGCAGCTCGCCGGAGCTCCACGCCGTGGCCACACCCGAAGGTGGCATGGCCCTGCGCTATCCGCCGGGATGGGACCGCCGCAACGAAGACCGCTTCCGCCGGGCCAGCCGCCTGTTCTTCGGCGACGCCGGCCTTGCCTACATCCAGTACGTCGAGCTGCCCGTCCGGCCGGACGGCTGGAAACCTTAAACGGAGAATACTTATGAACTGCGAAGAGGACTGCAAGTTCCTTGACATTGTAAGAGCATGCATCGATAGCAACACAAAGTTATGCGACATACCATACACAATTGAAAATTCAGCACGCATCAAAACAATCGCCAAAGAAATAGCTGACGAGATTTATTCTCTTTCAGAAAACAAGAAACACGAAAATGTCTTATATTGCGGCACTTGCTTTCATCTTGAGAAAGAAGAAATAAACGATAAAGACAAATACATTTGCACTGCCGAATCAGAACGAAATCAAATTCCAGATGACAAATTATTAAGACACAGATGCATGAAATACTTGCCAGACGCACATTCTTTGTACTTTGACATAACTCTTTCTATCCTTGAGCGCCTAGGTTTTCCTACATAAAACTACAAAAACTAGAGAACTATATGCCGACATGCACCAGATGCGCCGGACTGACCAAGGCCTTGCGATCCGCCGAAAAGCAAAACCTCGCCCACGTCAAACGCGCCGACGCCCTGGAGGCGCTGCTTCGGGAAATGGTCGACCGCGGCGAATTAGCGCCCGCCGTGCTGGGACGCCTGCAAGGGGGCATGACCAGCCTGACAAGGTGGCCGACGTGAGCAGGACCTCGTTCGCCTCCCGGGCCGAAGTGGCGGCCTACATCCTGGACACGGGCCTGTACCAGGTCTCGCGCCGGACCATCTACAACCACGTCGAAGCCGGGTTCCTGAAGCCTGACAAGGACGGCCGTTTCCCGCTGGCCGCCGTACGGAAATACGCCGAAGCCCACTTGACGCCCAAGGTGTTGCCGTCCGGCGATTCCGGGGATCTCAACAAGGACCTCATCGCGGCCAAGACCTTCCGCGAACGGGCGGTCGGCGCGCGGGCGGAATTCCTGCTGCAAAAGGACCGCCGCAAATACGTCCACGTCGCCGACCACACCATGGCCCTGGCCGGCCGGTGGCAGAAGATCCGCGAAGGCCTCGACTCCCTGGCGTCGGCCGCGGCCGCCGACCTGGTGGACATCGTGGGCGGCGACCAAGCCCGCATCGGCGACGCCATGGCCTACCTGCAGCGCGAGTTCCGCGAGTTCCTGGCCCAGTTCGCCAAGGGCCGGGACTTCGAGGTGAAGATGACGGAAGAGGATATTTTGGAATTTTTGGCCCACTTCCGGGGGCAGGCGTTCCAGGAACCGGATCTGGAGACGGTGGAGCCCGATGACGTACCCGCCGATTAAGGTTTCCCTGCGCGCGGCCGAGCGGCGCATCTGCGAACCGCCGTCCGCCGCCGACCCCGACGCCTGGGCCGAGCAGTTCCGCTTCCTCTTTGCCGGCGAACGAGCAGGGCGGCCGTGGAACACGGACTATGCGGCCTACACCCGTTTCCCCATGCAGGTTCTGGCCTGGCCATCCGTGCGCCGGGCCAATTTCTGCTGGTCGCCCCAGTCCGCGAAAACGCAAGTGGGCCTGAATTTCCTCGGCTGGGTCGCGGACTGCCATCCCGCTCCGGCCCTGTGGGTCATGCCCGACGAAGAGGCAGCCAAGAAAGCCTATGAAAAGCGCCTCAACCCGCTTTTCACCAAGACGCCCCGCCTGCGCGGCCTGCTGACCGGCCGCGCCCGGGATCTCGGCCTGGGCGGCGTCCGGCTGTCCAACGGCTTCGAGCTGACGCTCGGCAGCGCCAAAAGCGTTTCGTCCATCGCCTCGGACTCGATCCGCTTCATCATCATGGACGAGACCGACAAGTATGGCGACTTCGCCGGCAAGGAGGCCTCGCCCATCTCGCTCATCGAGGAGCGGGCCCGGTCCTACGCCAACACCTGCCTCATCATCAAAATGTGTACGGTGACCACGCCAAACGGCGTGATCTGGTACGCCCTGGAGCACGAGTCCGACGTGGTCTTCGACTATTTCGTCCGCTGCCCGCATCCCCTGTGCGGCTCCTACCAGCTCATGAAATATGAGCAGATCAACCACCGGGGCATCGATGATCCCCGCGAGCTGGTGCGCACCCGGGCGGCCCGGTACGTCTGCGAAGACTGCGGCTCGGAATGGGACGACCGGTTGCGCAACCAGGCCGTGGCCGGCGGCGAATGGCGGCCACGGCGTGCGGTCGCAGATCCCGTTTCCGTGGGCTTCCATCTGCCGGCCTGGAACAGCCGGTTCGTTTCGCTTTCCGAATGCGCCGCAGCGGAACTGGCCGGCCGGACCAATGCGGTCAAGCGCCAGCACTTCATGACGCAGATTTGCAGCCTGCCCTGGGAAAACGTCATCCGGGACGCCGACGAGGAACACCTCGTCGAGCTGGTCGACGCGGATCTGCCGCCCCGGACCGTGCCGGCCGGAACCATCGCCCTCACCCTGGCCGTGGACATGCAGAAGGGCTATTTCGTCTATTCGGTGGCCGCCCATGCCGTGCGGCCTTTCCGCCGTTCCTGGATCATCGACTACGGCGAGGTCGGCCCCTGGTCCGATCTGGACACGATCTTCAAGACCGCCTGGCCCATGGCCGGCGGCGGCCGCATGGGCATCTGGCGCGGCGGCCTCGACACCGGCGGCGGCATGAAGTCGGACAGCGAGGAGCGGTCCTACACGCGCACCGAAGAAGCCTACCTCTGGCTGCAGGATCCCACCCGGCGCGGCCGCATGTTCGGCCTCAAGGGCAGCCCGCACCCCATCGAAAAGCGCATCACCAAGTCCCTGGTGGACGTGCTGCCCAGCAGCAAACGCAAGCTGGTCCACGCCATCGAGCTGCGCACCATCGACGTCGGCTACTTCAAGGACATCGTGGACGAACGCCTCAACGACCCGGAGACCGGCCGGTTGCTGCACTTCCACGCCGAGACCGGCGCGGACTTCCTGCGCCAACTCACGGCCGAAAAGAAAGTGCGCGACGCCAAGGGCCGCGAGACTTGGCAACAAAAAGGCTCCCGGGCTAACCACCATTGGGACTGTCTCGTCTACCACGAGGCGCTTTGCAGTGTGATCTGGAAGCCCTGTCTGGAGCTATTGCCCGGCCCCCAGCGCCTGGCCGAGCGGGAAACGATTGAGGAACCCCGGCGGCGGCTCACGGCTCCGTCGGCCATGGACATTCGCGCCGGCTTCACCGGCCGGGATACCTGGAACAGCGGGAGGTGATGAAGATGGGGGAGAAGGAAGACCGGGGGTTGCGGAGGCAGGATGTCCAGCGTGTATTGGGCATCAGCAAAAACACCTTCTACCGGCTGGTCAAGGCGGAAAAACTGAATGCCTACCGGATCAATGTCGAGTACCGGGTTCGGGAGAGCGAGGTGGAGCGATTCCGGAGGGAACGGGAAATGTGTTGAGGCCTATGCCATGCCAAGGAGACGATCACCTTTATGGATATCGTAAGCAGCGACAAGCGCAGCGCCATGATGCGTGGGGTGAAAAGCAAGAACACCAAGCCGGAGCTGGCTGTCCGGCGTTTGGCGCATCGCCTCGGATACCGTTTTCGCCTCCATGTCAAAACGCTTTCCGGCAACCCCGATTTGGTTTTTCCCGGCAGAAAGCGGGTTATATTTGTTCATGGATGTTTTTGGCATCGGCATCCAAATTGTCGACGCGCAACAATTCCCGATGCCAACCATGAATTCTGGCTGAAAAAACTCACCGAAAACGCGATGCGCGATGCTCGGGTCCAAGACCGACTCCGCGCCTCCGGTTGGCAGGTACTGGTTATCTGGGCTTGCGAAATTAAGGACGAAAAGGCATTAGCCGAGAAGTTAATCGAATTTCTCGGGCCGAGGAGGGCACATGCCTAATCGCGACACGGGTTCGCTCCGGCAAGCGCCCCCTTCACCGAATTCCAAGGGGATTTCGAGCTTGGATCTTACCTCTTGCATTCAGTCTCGCCATCGCACGCCGACTGCCGTGGATTTGTTCTGCGGGTGCGGCGCCGTTACGGCGGGCCTCAAGGCGGCCGGCTTCAGCGTTTTGGCTGCCGTCGATAATGAACCGATCGCCTGCGAAACGTACGCGCGAAATCATCCC